GCACGTTGAGCTTTACGGCCAAACTGACCAACACCATGAACATCATTAGGTGCATCGCTTACCCAAACATTTGGATAGAAGTAAGTTTGTAGTGTATTTTGATAACGAGTATCATATGCATTAGGATCTACATAACCAACAACATAACGCTTGACGTTATAACTTGAGCGACGTAGATTCCATAACAACATACCTTTTGGATATAGTGCTGGATCTGGTGCATCGAAGTCTAAGAAGTCGCTGTGCAATAATGCTTGGATTGTAGCAGGTGTTGCGCCGTTAGCGGCACCACCGTCTGTAGTCCAACGTGCATCAGCAAAAATAACACCATTTTCTGTAGTGTGATCTTGATTGTTAATTGTCACCCATTTCTTAGTATTGTAGTTATACTTGTTTATGACTGGGAAGTTTTCAGTATTGCTTACGTCAATCCATAGATCGCCGTTGGCCAATGCTGTTTGTCCGTCACTTTGAGTAGTTGGCATTGTAGAACTAATAATTGGTCCCATTGGATCAGTAGTTCCGCCGCCATAGATGCCATTTAGTGCAACGGCCTGACTAGACTTATAACCTCTCCAATGTGTGCCATCATTAACCATGATATCCGCATCTTCAACTGATGAGTTATACCACAATGTACCATCTGCTGGCGGTTGTGTTGGAGCAGTTAGGCTAGCTGGAGCAAATGCTGTGCCAGCAAATGTTGAAGCCCACTGTGTGATTACATACTTGCCATCACTACCGTTTGAGCTTGGATCTGTATAGAAGTTACTTGTACCATTTCCTGCATCGTTTACTGAGAATAATGTATGTACTGGAGTACCTGTGCCATCAACAAGTTTAATATCACCGCCTGCTTGATGAGTAATTGTGATAGTACTGCTTGTGTAAGAAATTGTTACATTTGCATCACTCACTGCTGTAGTAAAGGCTGCTGCTAGTGCATTGATAGCCGCTACTGCACTCGCTGTACCAGCATAACTAAAACTTACTGTAGCTGCTGATGTATAAGATGAGCTACCTGGAGTAGTCCAACTTGTAGTAAACGTATATGTGGTATTTGCATTAAATGTAGAGCTAGTAATCGGCTTAGATGTAACTACAGTCTGGCCGGTCCCAGTTCTTCCATAAATCTTAAACTGTGCATAAGGTGTTGAACCTTCATCATCGTTGTATTTTACATAAACAGCACCAGTAGGAATATTTAAGCCACCGCCTGTTGGATCTAATGCTGCTAGTGCTGCGGCATTAGTTGGATATAATTGTGACTCTGCTAGTTTAACAAATTTACCTGTTGTGGCATTGTACTTTTTAATATCCCAATTTGCACCAAGATTAACCGGAGTTGTTTTAATCCATAAACTTCCTGTTGGATAACCTTCAACAGAACCACTTTGATCAGTAATTTTGTATAAAGGAATCTGGTAGTGTGGTTGGATTGTTAGTTTAGGTGCTAAGTATGAACCCACTGTTAAACCAACCTTGGTTACAGTTGTTCCTGAAATATTAATTGTCACACCTGTTGAATACAGATTTAAGTATCCGCCAACTACGCTAGCTGTAACTCCTGTAACATTTGAACCAATTGCAGAAACTAAAGTAGCTAGGCTAGTTGCGCCAGTTGCTGTGTAAAGTGTATTACCAGCACCATCTTTGAATACTAATGAATCACCTGATAGTAGTGTTGGGCTGTTAACTGTACCAGTTGCTGCTGGCCAGCTTGATGCCCATGATGGACTACCAACTTCCACCCATGTGCCGCCATTTGATGGATTTCCGTCGCTGGCAGTATTATATTTCTTAAACCATAATTTATTTAGGTTAGTAACAGTAACAATCGCATAATCCCCTTGTGAGCCAAAACTTGGCAAAGGAGCATATGTACCGGTATTGTAGGTATTATCGCCTGCGCTGATCACCTTAACAGTTTGATTTGCAAATGTTTGACCATCAGCAGCAGATAAAGGTTGTCCGTTCCATTCGAATACACCAAACTGTGTATCTGCTGTGTCGAACCAGTATGTACCATCTGCTGGTGGTTGTGTTGGAGATGTTACGCTACCAATTAATTGTGCAGTGTCGAGATCAGCACGTACAACATATGCACGATTAGCTACGCCTAAAAAGCTGTAGGCAGCTTGTAGACCATATTCGTTTAACTCACCACCATTCACTGGATTGTTTTCTGCATCAGTTTGGAAATAAGGAATACCAAAAGTATTTCCTAAATCCATTTGGCTTGTTAGTAGATAAACTTTACCAGCATTAGATGCTAATGTTCCTGGCGCTGTTCCTGTGCCAGCTGAATTCTGTTTGTTTGCTTCTGAAGCAACTATAATTAAAGGTACGGTTCCAGGTGCTGCTGGTGTATAAAAACTTTCGTCTATAACTGTTACGCTTACGCCTGGTGACTGAAGTATGGCCATTGTGTGATCTCCATGATGACATGCTGTTCATGTATTTATAGGTTTTGAACAATTTGCAGCGGTTATACACCCATAAAAAGGTTCAAAAAAGGCTTAAATAAAATATGAGACCGTTATGTGACTGTGGCCGTGCGCCCGTAGCGATTAACTACTATAAACAAGGTAAAGCATTTTATAGAAGCCGTTGCGGGTTATGTAATCGGGGAGTTAGAGCTCCCCGATGGTCTACTGCTGGATATAAAATTAAAAATACTTGCGATAAATGCGGGTTTAGATCACCGCATAAAGAAGTGTTTGCTGTATTTCATGTGGACGGGGATTTAAATAATGCCCGCCCTAATAATCTCAAGACGGTATGTGCAAACTGTCAGCGAGTTCTACATAAGGAAGGGGTAAAGTGGCGCCAGGGCGATCTTGTTCCTGATTTATAATTAGATCTTTTACTAGTCCGTATAAATCATCTATAGTAGTATCATTAGGTACAACAGCATCAAATTTAGTACCGCACCAAGCAGTTTCGCTAGCGTGGATATTTAATTCTGCCAGACGTGACTTTGCTCTTGAATAATTCATACATTTTTCACCGGCATTAACATCGCATGCGTCCTTGTACCATTCGGGATCATCCCCACGTTTTACACGGATAACAATGCCGCCTGCATTTTTAATTGATTTTATTTCATTAGGAAAACGACAGTCACTGATAACAATGTCGTCTGTACTGTTGCGGAGTTTATTTTCTAGTGCGGCAATCCAAATATCGTCATTGAACCCTTTACGACATACTTCAGTGCCCCAGTATTGTAGTACCCAGCGTGGTGTCAAGTGTGGCATGTTCAAACGTTCTGCCCACCATGGATCTACTTGCTCACGCCATTCACGGGCCTGTTTAGTACGGCCTTCTAGCATGGTGCGATCCCAACCAAACACTGCTGATACAGCATCTTTTAGGCTATTGGCAAATGATTCTCGTCGAAATCCGTGAAAGTTAGTCAAGTAGTCAGCAATAGTATCTTTGCCAGAACCAATAAAACCGCAGATGCCAATAATCATAGTAATCCCCTAATAGATGTACTATTATATAACAGTTTTATTACAGATGCAATATTTTTTTTAGCCAAGAACGAAAGTTAGGCCGGTTCCGCCCGAAATTAGAGTTTCTAGTTCTTTATCTAGTTTTTCCAATTCATCTTTGCCAGCTTGAAGCATAGCAGTGCCATTGAGTGTAATTGGACTTCCTGGGCCTGCAATGCTGCCAAATTTACTACGTGCTTCGCCTAGGATTGTTTTGGCAGTAGCAAGAGCATAATCTCTAAGCCATTGTTTGGCATAGATGTCTTGTAGTATAACCCAGTCTGGGCGATGGTTATAGCTACGAATTAGTACCTGTTCGCCTTGAGCAAAAGGACGTTGAAGAATGTCTAGTATATGACTAGTAGGCTTCCAATTATACTCAATATAACTACCGAACATACGTCCTACTAATTTTTGATATCCAGCAAAAGCGTCGTAGGTAGCTAAACCGCCCATCATACTACCTGACATCAAATACGTGTTTGTATAGGCCAAGTTAAATGGTTCAAATAATGTGCCTCCAGCACCTATACCAGTACGTGAACCGATAGCACGGCGGAAAACTTCACGTACTGAGATAACTTCATCTGGTAATCTATACTCGTTCTGATCTTGAATAAGCTCTAAAAACAAGTAACTTTCTTCTACAGCGTTAGGGCTACGTTGGCGGAATCTGGTCAGCGCACGATCTAGGGCAATTTCTAAGTGCTTGGGATCTAGCTCTACTTCAACCATACCGTCACCCAACATTGTTTTAATGTAGTCAAATACATTATTACGTTCAACTGTTGAATTAGACTGGGTTGTTGATGCTGCGGAATCTGCCATTATTTGTTCTCCTTACATATTTATCGTTAATAGGTTAACAAACTATTTTCAAAAATATTTATATAAATATTTACATAAATATTTTTAAAGGATACAATATGGAAATATGGAAAACTATAGAATCTTCGCCTAATTATGAAGTAAGTAACCTCGGATCTATTAGGAATATCAAGACTGGAAATGTTTTAAAAGTTGCAACTAACAACTACGGTTATAAACTGGTTTGCTTGTCAAATAAAAATCAAAAACAAACTGGCTATATCCACAGACTAGTAGCGGAAGCGTTTATTAAAACTAATCTAGATACCAGAACTAGTGTAGTAAATCATATAGATGGAGATAAGACTAATAATTCAATTAAAAACTTAGAATGGGCAACTTATTCAGATAATGCCTTTCATGGCAGAGTTAGGCTTAAAATAAAGGCAGATCAAGCAACCGAATTACTTGACCTACTAGAACAAATGGATTTTAATCAGATAGACAAAGTAGTAAAATATTGTAAGAGTATCTTACGATAAATATCATTATGCCACGCTTATCTCTATATAAACCAGAAAAAGGGCTCGACTATAAATTTATAGATCGCCAAGCCAGCGAAATGTTCCAAGTCGGGGGAGTAGATGTATACGTCCACAAATATCTTGGTTCTAATACCAGTGCTGAAAATGCCACTGCGGATCAGCCTAATTATGCCACTACCAGCGTGACAAATATACAGGATTTGTTATTCCTAGAAAATCGAGATCGTACATACGATACAGAAATCTATAGAATTCGCGGCATGTACAGTGCCCAAAACATTGACTTCAATCTAAGTCAGTTTGGTTTATTTTTAGACAGTGATACTATGATGTTGACTGTACATATCAACGATATAGTAAAAACTATTGGCCGTAAACCTATTACAGGCGATGTTTTAGAATTTCCTAATCTAAAAGATGACTTTGCTCTTAATGCACAAGATTTTAGTATGCCTCGATATTATGTGATCGACGATGTTACTCGTGCTAGCGAAGGGTATTCAGTGACTTGGTTCCCGCATTTATACAGATTGCGACTTAAACGCATAACAGACAGTCAACAATTTGCACAACTGCTTAATCAGCCTGCTACTGATGCAAATGGTGATCCAAGCAATACTACTCTCCGTGAGTTGATTAGTACTCATAATCAAACATTACAAATTAACGATCAGATAGTTGCACAGGCAGAAGCCGATGCACCTAAGAGCGGATATGAAACTCGTCAATTCTATACACTAGCTGTTGATCCTACTAATGGAAAACCAGTTCTAGAAACAGCAGATGAAACAACACTAGATGCTAGCAATGCCAGCTACAGAGCCAGTGAGGACAATGGTCGTCCAGTACGAACTGGCTATACTGGTTATCTAGTAGGTGACGGCATGCCGGTCAATGGTTACGATTTTGGTCACGGTATTCAATTTCCGCCCAATGCTGGTCCGGATGACTTCTTTTTACGTACTGATTTTTTACCTAATAGATTATTTAGATTTGATGGAAAACAAAATGCTTGGATAAAAGTTGAAGATGCTGTGCGTATGAATATGACCAACAATGATACACGAAGCACACAAAAAACTGGATTTATTAACAACAGTTCTTACACCTATAATGAATCAATTGCTACTGATGTTATTGTGTTAAATCAAGGCGATCATATTATTAACACTAGAATTCTATACACCCTTGGTAGCTCTGCTCCGTACATTGTTTTAAAATTAGGAACAGTACAATTAGAATATCAAGTGTCTGCTTATGCAGGTTTAGTCACTTCATATAATTATACTAATCCAGTAGGTGTGACCAGTACTAATTTAAAAATAACTCTACCTATTATTAGTAGCGAACAACAGACTATTCCTCTTGCTGGTGAATGGACTGTGACCTTGTATAATATGAGAGAAGCTCAACGACAAAGCCTTAGTCAGGCACTTAAACCTAAGGCGGATCTATAATGCAATTCTTCTACGATGGTCAGATAAGACGATACATTACACAAACTATTCGTGTATTAAGTAATTTTGTAGTACAATACGGCGATGGTACGCTGGTACGCATACCTGTAATATATGGCGATCAAGATCGACAGGCTGCTAGTATTATCAATCAAAATAGTGAAAACACTATTAGCAGTGCGCCAAGAATAGCAGTATATGTTGGCAGCTTAGAACTGGATAGAGAACGATTATCTGATTCAACCTATGTAGGCAAATTAAACTTCCGTGAGCGTGATACACAGGTTGATATGGATCCTATGAGTCCTACCTATGGGCAGACTGTTTATAATCAAAATCAAGGTCGTAACTATACAGTTGAAAGACTAATGCCAACACCCTATAAATTAACTATCAAAGTTGATATTTGGAGTTCTAGTACCGAACAAAAATTACAGATACTTGAACAAATACTAGTGTTGTTCAATCCTAGTTTAGAATTACAAACTACAGACAACTATATCGACTGGACTAGTTTAAGTGTTCTTAATTTAGATTCAATGTCTTGGAGTAGTCGTCAAGTACCAGTCGGTACTAACTCTCCGATAGATGTAGCTACCTTAACATTAACTACTCCAATTTGGATCAGTCCCCCAGTTAAGGTCAAGCATCTTGGTGTTATTACCCGCATTGTTACTAATCTATGGGCTAATACATCTACCAGTCCAGTTGGTTATATTGACGGATTAGGTCAAGATCCTGCTGGAGCGGTAGGCACTACATCCTTTAGCGATTTATTATGGTCAAGTGACACAACTATAGGTGGTTGGGGTATACAAGTATATGCTGGACAGGCTCAACTATTGAATCCCGGCGAAAATGTTTTACCAGCAGAACCAACATTAGATAAATCTGTAAGACAAGGTACTCCAATTAATTGGCAAACAGCCTTTGATCAATATCCTGGAAAATATATTGCAGGCTCGAGTATGTTGTATCTCATACAACCTAATGGAACTTATGTGGTAGGAACCATAGCAATTAATCCATTAGACAATACCATACTGCAAGTTAATTGGAATCCTGATACACTAACATCTAATACTGGTATCGATAGCACCGGAAAACTAGATACTGACGGTGGATATAATGCTGCTGGTAGTTATAGACCTAATAGTCCTGGTACATTTGATGCTATTATAAATCCTCAAACATACGATCCTAAGAGACCAACTGGTACGGAAGAAACAGATCAAGCAGTAGCAGTGGGTACTAGATTTTTAATTGTTGAAGATCTAGGTAGTCAAGATAATCCACCTGGCACTGGACCATCTGCTTGGCAAAGCACTACGGGCACTGATTTTATTGCTAAAACAAATGATATCATAGAGTGGACTGGTACACACTGGAATGTGATTTTTAACGCTATTCAAGAATCAGACACTATGGTCTGGCAAACTAATATATACACTGGAGTTCAATACTTATGGAACGGAGTTTCCTGGGTCAAGAGCTTTGAAGGTGAATATGGTGCCGGCCAATGGAAAATAGTATTGTAAAAGAATCAATTGTATGTAGTGGTGCGTTATTTTACGCAAAAACCACTCGACGATTTCTATTGCTACAAAAAGCCACAGGTAAACATGAAGGCACCTGGGGCCTAGTTGGTGGTACTAATATTTCCGGTGAAACTCCGTGGCAAGGATTACAACGTGAGATTACCGAAGAGATTGGCAGTCTACCCAATATCTTTAAAACTATTCCATTAGAAACATTCGTATCTAATGATCGAGTTTTTAATTTCCATACGTATTTGTGTGTTGTAGAAAATGAATTTATCCCAGTTCTTAGTGGTGAGCATTGTGCATGGGCATGGGCAACTATAGACCGTGCTCCTAAGCCATTGCATCAAGGACTGCGTAATAGTTTTAGCAGTAAAATAATTCGAACAAAATTAAAAACTGTATTTGATCTAGTAGATCTAATTTAGATTTTAGCTTCTTTCCTGTACTGCATAGTTACTTCTACATTAAGCTCTGATTCAGGATTACGTATTGTAGATAATCCCCAGAGTTTTTCTTTAAATCCTGATAAGAGATTTAATTCAGTACAGTTAGTTAATGTGTCAACTATTTTGTCTACCAGTATGTCGTGATTGCTTAAACATAAATGATTGTATCTAGTATCTAGCCCAATCCATGGGATATCATTAAGCTCTTCGCTTCTGGAAACCTCTAACAAATTGCCTTTAGAAAAGATTAAATTTGGAAAATCTAACTCTTTTTGTGGATTAATATTATAATTAAATCCTCCCCAAACTACTAAAGGTTTACGCCAACATCTTACTGTAGCAATATTATTCAACCATCCGAGTCGATGTAAAAACGATTGAAGGTCAAGAGCTGGGCGTTGTATGTACTTAACATATGATTCAATTGCTTTGGTGCGATCTTTACCTATCCGATCTATTAAGTCAGTTTCCCATATATGATAGTTGCTGACTTCTGGAAATTCTTCATAAAACCAAAATCTAGCAGGATCAGTTACTACAAAGATCAGTTGATCTTCCGGTGTTATTAGATTAGTAACAGCATCTATATATCTACAAGACCAATCCTGGCCGGCGCCTGGCATACTTTGATTAGCTAGTTTATATCCTAGTCTGTTGGCAAGAGCGCTGGTCCAGATTCTAGGGTTAGTATGTCCTGGCGGAATATAACTGAAACTATCGCCGGTAACGTATAAGGTTGGCATTAGTCATCAATATCTGGCATAGTGTCAGGATCATCAAACAACTCATGGGGCCTCCATGGGTTAGCTCTGGCATTTTCATGAACTACAATATCAAACGCAATACTGACTCTTTCTTCTGGACCAGTGTATACTTCACTGTAGTGCGGTAACCAGCTGGGGAATAATATTAAATTGCCTGCATCATTTGGAAAATAACTAAGTTCTTGCTGACGTATAGGATTTTCCAATGCTAATTTAGCATGGCTATTACTTACATAGTACGTGCCGGACAAATAACTGTGTTCATCCGACAAGTGCATGTGTCGGCTAATAAACTGATCTTTTCTAAGAACATTTGCCCAAGCATGAATGAATACACGCTTTCTAGGAAATCCTAAATTTTTTAAATGTAGTAGATAGTGACTACGGAACATATTAAAAAGATCTCTAGTTTCAGGAATAGGTGGAAACTTTTCAAAAGCCTCTCCACCTTTTCGAGGAATAGAATCATCTAATAGATGATGTTGTTTCCACTGTTGAGTATATTGATATGGATCACTATCATTTTTCGGAACTTCACTGACCAATTCTTCTTTAGCAATGATACCTTGCTCCATATCTATACAGTATTGTTTCATGGTCTTCATTAACTCAATACTGCCGTCCTTAGCGTAATATAAAGGCACCCTAAAATTTGGTGCAAATTTATTTTTAGGACGGACTCCTTCCCACCAACTTGTCGGCATAATTATTCCTCTGAGTCTGAATCTTCTGCGTTTACATTGCCTGGAATATAGACTAATTTGCCGACTTCTGGCAGATACAAGTACTTTAATTCACTACGACGCAGAGTGCTTAGTGCATCATCGATTGTTTCTACTAGTGGATCTCCACCTAAATTGAAACTAGTGTTAAACAATATAGGTGTGCCAGTAGCAGTATTAAATGCACTGATTAGATTATAATAGTGTAGATTCTGTTCTGCTGTTACTGTTTGAATACGGCAAGTACCGTCGACGTGAATAATGCTTGGAATCTTATCGGCAACACCGGGTTGGCAATTAACAGCATACATCATAAATGGACTGTTATCCATGCCTCGTAGATCGAACCATTCGTGTACATTTTCTTCTAGGATTGTGCCGGCAAACGGACGGAACCATTCACGATGTTTAACTCCATTAACAATGTCTTTACCATTTTTAACACGTGGATCAAACAGGATCGAACGATTACCTAGAGCACGTGGACCACCTTCTGATCCGCCTTGATACATACAGACAATCTTTTCGTCAAGCAACAACTTAACTATGTCATCATAACTAGCGTCAGTAACTGTTTCACCTGCAGATGCGTCTAAATCTAACTTATAGTCACCATACTTTTCAAAGTAGTTAGGACCATAGTAAATGGTCTTAGGCTTGCGTATAGTCATATCATTAAATTCAGTGTGATGAATAAACTTAGCGGCACCAATACATGTACCACCATCATGACTAATTGGTTCTACATATAGATTAACACCTTCTGGCAAGTGTGCTAGATATTCGTAGTTAGCCACACAATTAAGACCAAAGCCGCCAGCGATACAGATGTTAGTTTGTCCAGTACGCTCGATAGCATCTAGGATCAATCGGACCATTTGTTCTTGACAAGCCTGTTGTACAGCAAATGCAAGATCCTGTGCCATTTCAATACTATCTGTATCAAGTGCTGGGAACAATGTTCTATCAACATAGGCACCGTTAGGATAGTTAGGCACGAACAGATTACGATTACTTAAATGACGTGC